TAGAAGCACAAGACATTACCATCTCGTTTGCCGTCTGTGTAGGACCTGATTATAATCCGGAATGGCTGGACGCGCTGATTCAATCCATCAAGGATCAGAACGTTCCAGAATATGAGATTCTACTCGTCTTCAATAAAGGTACGAAAAAATATGACGCAGACCTTCCAGAAAATATCATGTATCTCGAAACCGATGGATGGCTGCCACAAAAAAAGAATCTCATATGGCTGCCACAAAAAAAGAATCTCATTTCTTGGATGGCCAAATATGATAATCTGGTTATCGTGCATGATTACTACCTATTTGATGACGACTGGTACGATGGGGTCAAGGAGTTCAACGCTTCCGTAGACGGCAAGTGGAATGTAGTCAATAACTTTGTGCTGCGCGGCGAAGATGGCGAGCGTGGCCCAGACTGGGTTGTCAATCCTAACTACATGAAGAAATTTCTTGACAATCCCGCAAATTCTGATATACTGTCAGAGTTGAAGAGTTTGTATCCAACCGAAAATCATCCGATGTATGTGGTAGGCTTGTCTCCACATGAGAAGCGATTGACTCCGCTTCAGTATGTGTCCGGAGGATTCATCATGTGCAAGAAGTTTGTACTGATTTACAATCAATTCGATGAGAGTATGAAACCTGGAGAGTCGGAAGACTTGGAATGGTTTGAGCGTATCAAGAAGTCTCGGAATTATACTCATGTGTTTAATCCATTCTCAATCGTCTATACCCAGAAGCCGAACAAATGGCGTGTGTTCCAGCTTCCGTCACATCATGTTGAACGCCTTAAGACTGCCATGGATCAGGGATTTTTTGCATAACATGAGAAAAGCTAGACTGGAAGACTTCTTTCGTGGATGGTTCATTGGAGATTTTGAGCCATCAATCTTGCGTACCAAGGATTTTGAGGTGGGTATTCTGACCCACCTCAAAGGGGAATACTGGGCGCCACACTTTCACAAGGAAGCAATTGAATACAATGTCCTGATTTCAGGTGAGATGTCGATCATTCACGAAGACGATTCACTTACGCATCTGAAGCCCGGAGACGTCTTTGCGTTCGAAAAGGGTGAGATTTCGGCGCCACTTTTTCATGCAGATTGCAAGATTCTGGTCGTGAAAGTTCCGTCGGTGATAGGAGACAAGTACAATGCCGTTTGATATCAGAATCACATGGGAAGAGATTAGACGCAGACGGAACGAATATGTTCTTGCGACATATGTAATCGATGGGCCGCGAGGCAGTTTTCTTGCAAGCGAAGTGTTCGAAGCGGCACGACAATTGGCCATCGGTCAATCCGTAGGCAATCCCAATGTGCGTTCTGTCTGGGAAACCGACGAACTCTTTGAGAAGTATTCCGCGCGCATCGTTGTCGATGATCTATATCTGGGTGCAGGTGAATTCAGAGAAGTGAACGACGGATTGCATACAACCATCGCGTTTCCTGTCGTAAACACAGATTGGGAAGACGACGGCATCTCACATCTTCTATGTCAGGTCATGGGCGGCCAGCTTGATATCGATATCGTGTCCACGTGTTATCTGACAAAACTTTCTATTCCAGATTGGATCAAGGAGAAGCATTTCGGCAAGCCTGCAATGGGAATCTCAGGTCTTCGTCGCCGAACAGGTCGTGACGATAAGCCTTTCCTAGGAGGCATCATCAAGCCGAAGACTGGAATCTCCCCTGACACACTTCTCGAAATGACAAAGGAACTTGTCGAAGGTGGGGTAGACTTCATCAAGGAAGACGAGATTCTTTCCAATCCTGCGTTCTGTCCACTCAAGGTCCGCGTGCCTCTGATTGCAAACTATCTGGACAAGGTTGGCTATAAAGGCATCTATAATTTCTGCATCAATGCGGACCCTCATGCAATCCTGAAGCGCGCAGCCTTTGTGTCCCAGGAATCTGGATCCGAATGTGGTGTGCATGTGAACTTCTGGAGCGGCATGGGAGTCTACAACTCCATTCGTAAAGAGAATCCGAATCTCTTCATTCACTTCCAGAAGTCTGGCGACAAGATTCTCACACATCCGACTCACAAGTTCCATATCTCCTGGTCAGTCATTCAGCAGCTTGCGGCCATGATGGGCGTAGACTCGATTCACTCCGGAATGATCGGGGGTTATATGCCCGACGAAGAGAAGGCGGTTCTGGAAGATGTTAAGATGCTCGTCCAGTCAAATGTAATTCCAGCACTGTCATGTGGCATGAATCCTGGGCTTGTAGATTATATCAAGGCCCGCGCAGGCAATGACTGGCTCGCAAATGTTGGTGGTGCACTTCACGGACATCCACAAGGAACAAAAGCAGGCACTCAAGCCATGAGACAAGCCATCGATGGTAATCATGGTCCAGAATTTATTAACGCAATCAAGACCTGGGGTTACAGAAAAGCATGAGATGGAAACAAGACCTAGTAAAGGATATCAGATTTGGTGACGGTCGAGATGACATGGACTTTGACTGGCCAGGCGGAGCATTTCCTGACCTTCCATTTCATAAGGTAACTGTCCGTGATATCGAAGGCACAGACTTCTCTGTAAATAATCGCGCGTCCTTGATTGAGGTTATCAACTTCAAGAAGGATCATGAACAGCTTCGCTGTATCGTAGAAATCGGCGTGGAAAACAATCTACAAGGACTCACATCCACTTCCGTGTTTTTGAAACACAAGCCCGACGATTGTATCTATCTTGGCATCGATTTACGCGACCTGAAGCAGTTGGACAACCCGGAAAAGAACATATATACTGTAGCTACGCCATCACAGAACTATCCAGCCATTCATCACATTCTGGATAAGCTTCAGGTCGGAAAGATCGATATTCTTTTCATCGACGGTTGGCATTCAATCAATCAATGCCTCTATGACTGGGAATATACTTCGCGCCTTGCGGATCATGGAATTGTAGGTTTCCATGATGTTGCATATCATCCCGGTCCGTACTACTTCATCAACAATCTCAATAAAAACCGTTGGAATGTCAACACCAATGCCGTAAAGGACCCTAATGATTGGGGCATCGGCTGGGCCTGGCCGACTCAACCAACTCAAGTGGAAAAACTGCCATCATGACAATCAAACTGGTAATCTTTGATCTCGATGGAGTCCTCATTGATTCCAGGATGATTCACTTTCAGACGCTCAACAAGGCTCTGTCGGATATTAACGACAAGTATGTGATCACGATGGAGGAACATCTATCCACATATGACGGACTTTCTACGACTAAGAAGTTGGAACTCTTGGCCGAAAAGAAGTTTCTTCCGAAAGAGTTCTTCAATGACATCTGGGTGAGAAAACAGAAATATACCGTCGAGGCCTATGATTCGATCCAATACAATTGGCCTATGATAGAGATGTTCAAGCGTCTCATGCGTGAAGCTGGCGTCAAGTTTGCTGTCGCGTCCAATTCAATTACCCAGACCATGGACATGGCCCTGAGGCAGCTTGGTGTGTCTCCTTTCATTGAAATCTCCGTGTCCAATGAAAATGTCAAGCGCCCAAAGCCTTATCCAGAAATGTATTGGCAATGCATGGCATTTTGCAATGCGCTTCCGGAAGAAACCCTTATCATCGAAGACTCTCATATCGGACGAAAGGCTGCTATCAATTCTGGCGGACATCTACTTGCCGTCCAAAACCCAGAAGATGTAAAGATTGACACTATTCTACAGGAGATAAAACGCTTGAACGAAGAACAAGAAAAACCAAAGAATGTTCCGTGGATCGACAAGAAACTGAATGTGATTATTCCTATGGCAGGCAAAGGTTCCAGATTTGCGAACGCCGGCTATACTTTCCCAAAGCCTCTGATTGAAGTCTGGGGCAAGCCTATGATTCAGCTAGTCGTAGAAAACCTTAACATCGATGCCAACTATACATTCATCGTCCAGAAGGAACACTTCGAAAAGTACAACATGGGTCCGTTTCTCAAGATGCTCAAGCCTGGTTGCAATATCGTCCAAACGGATGGTGTGACTGAGGGTGCAGCATGTACCGTCCTTCTGACGAAGGATATCATCAACAACGACAATCCGATCCTAATCGTCAACTCGGATCAGTATCTTTTTGATTTCAATTCTAATGAAGCAATGTATGCTTTTTCTGCGGATGGAATAGCTGGGGGCATACTAACTTTCGATTCGTTATCCCCCAAATGGAGCTATGCTGCTATTGGTGATGACGGATTTGTATCGGATGTACGGGAAAAAGAAGTTATATCAAAACATGCTACATGTGGTATATATTACTGGAGACATGGAGCCGATTTTGTCAAATATTCGGAACAAATGATAGCAAAAAATATTAGAGTCAATAATGAATTTTATGTTGCTCCAGTATATACTCAAGCAATATTTGACGGAAAAAAAATACGATGTAAGATAGTTCCCGGAATGGCATCCTTAGGAACACCTGAAGACTTAAATGATTTTCTTTCTAGAGGAAAAAGTTAGTAATAAGCCTTTTTTGATATTATTTTGATGTTCACGTGTCAAGGATTTTCCAAGTTTAGCCAAATGCATTTTTTCTAGCGATATGGAAGAATATTTACGCCCAACACAATTTTTATTTCCTTTGGCCTTAGCACTCATCTTCTCTAAGGTATCTTTTGTATGTTTTCGACCTAATGCCTTCTTACGCATTTTCTCTTTTGTTTCATCAGAAAATATTTTTCCTTTATTAGGAGCGCAATATTGTCCTCCAGAAAGTATATTATAACCACACTCTATAGAATTGTATTCATTAATAAAGTAACATTCCGCAAAATTCAATACAAAATCTTTATCCCAACCCTGAAATAGGACTTCCCAATGAAAATTAATCGGCCCCCATTTTTTAATAGCAGAGAACAATATTCTACATCCTTTACTATTTCCAGAAAGATGTGCCAATTTCCTTCTAGGCCAATGCGAATCAAAACCAATGTAGATTTTTCCATTGATTTTGTTCGCAATCTTATAGATGGTATAAATATTCATAGCTGGGTCCTCGTAAACAGGTTTCTAGAGTGGATGGGAATGGGAGTTCCGCGATCCACATTTATTTATGATTTGAGAGGAGTATAATATCATGAGCAGTATCCAAGTTACTACCCAGACTCCAGGTGCGCGCGAAGCCGTCAACGGCAGCGAAGAAAAGATTGCCCAATATGCCGCAATGGCAAAGAAATTCATGAACAAGCCGTTTGCTCATCCCCATGATGTGGTCGGCAACTTTGCCTGGCATGAAAAGTTTCCATATGACGAACTGCTCGTCAATCGTGTAGAAGAAGGCGACAAGGGCCTGATCGAAGCTGTCAAACTGGATGGTTCTCTTCTTGCGGTCGACTTCGGCTGTGGTCCTGGACGCATGGTCAATCGTCTCACGCGTCGCGGCTGGTTCAAGCGCGTAGATGGAATCGATGTATCCGATTATGCGCTAGAGTTTGCCCGTCGCATGTATCCAGGTTCGACATTTTATACATCCGGCGGCGCCGATGTCGGCGACACTCCAGCCGACATTTATGACTTCCTATATTCGACCATCGCGATTCAGCATATCTCTTGCTGGTCAATCCGCGAGCGCCTGTATTCCCACTTCTCGCGCATCCTGAAGAAGGACGCAGAACTATGTCTTCAGCTTGCATATAATCCGACCGCAAAGGCCGGCGTCTGGTCTGCGGACACAGAACATGCCTCCTATCGCTCAGACTATTTCGAGGCGAAGGGAACAAATGGTCATGCGGACATGATCATCAATCAGGGCGATCTAGAAGCTGTTCGCGAAGATTTCGAGCGACACTTCACGAATGTCCAGTTCACGTTCGCGAATGTATCCGATGCCTATGCAAATCTTGACGGCGAATATCACGCACCCTACTGGGCGTCACATTGGCTGTTTGTACATGCAACCAACGGAAAGAAATAAGATATGCTACCTGAGACACAGGATACTCATCATTGGATTTTGACGTTCAATCGCCCTCATGCACTCAATCGCCTGATTACCAATCTAGGTCGTCAGGGAATCAGATCGTCCGTATTCTCGAATCATCCGTCCGTTCAGCTAACGGCCGAGTCCAAGACTTATTTGGACGAAATTGTAGTCAACTCGCTCAATTCGTCCATGTCCAACTCATGGTGTGCGCGATCTTGGAACTCAATCATGCTTCGTGGTTGGCCCAAGTATGACAGACTAGTTCTCGTCCAGGACGATACAAATGTGGCACCCAACTATGGCGCGTGGTTTCAGGAACAAATCAAGCGATTTGATATCATGTGGGGTCCTGGTGGCGATCAGTGGCACACTCTGAAGTTTGAAAACTTCCAGAAAACAGGCTATTGGGACGAAAGATATATTGGCTGCTATTGCGGCGATGCTGATTATCTGAAGCGTCTCTATGGCTGCAATGATACATCCAAGATTTCCATTGAAGATGGACATTGCTGGGCGCCATCGTCCCATAATCCCACAGGCATCGAACGCTATGTTCTAACGGAGATGCATGTCAAGGCTTGCGATCCTAACTATAAGAATCAGCATTGGGAACTTGAAGAAGGTGGCAATCCCACGATCAAGGCCGCCGACCGGCACTACAGACGCAAGTGGGGGCATGAAATCGAACAGGGTGTCGAAATCGGCGCATCTTATACGCGTCAGCCAAACATGGAAGAGATTGACTGGTATCCTTGGTTCACGAAACTTTATGATGTAAAGACCCATGCCCTATAAGATCAAAATCTATATGGTGACGTATCGCAACGAAGAGTGCGTCAAGAACAATCTGGAAAGCTTGTATGATACTGTCACGCGCTCACAGACCAGTATTCCTGGCGGCGTGTATATTGACTATACGATTATCAATAATCACTCGTCCTTTTACATACCGGAAAGATTTGAGGATGTCGTAAAGGTAAAGGATAATCTACGCATCGATGGATCGTGTGGTCATCTTGCGCGAGACTGGAACTATGCTCTGATAGATGGATTCCGTTCTCTGAAGAATCCGGAAGCTGATCAGGTCATTTGTGTACACGACGATGTGATTTGGCTTGACAATTGGCTTCAGAAGTTGTATAATATTCATCAAACTTACGACCATTACATGGGAGATTTCGGATGCACTATATCATCATATCTTCCGTCTGCGGTCAGACGCATAGGACTCTGGGATGAAAGATTCTGCAACATTGCCTATCATGAGGCCGATTATCAGCTTCGTGCGCGTATCTATAACGGGGACAAATCATCCATCAATGATCACGAACAAGGTCGGGTCTGGAATCCAACCGATATCATCGTTCGTCATCCTCCTCACAATGAAGACAAACGCACGGCGGCCAACGAAAGTCTTAGATATCACCCCGTATCTAGGAAAGTCTTTGAGAAGAAATGGCGTCGATATCCGGAACGCTGGGCAGAACAACCTGAGCCTCCAACACAGCCGTACATAGATTCCTATATGAACTATCCTTACTTTGAACGCGATGTGGAAACACTGACCGAACAGAAATATGTGCAAGCCTGGGAGTTTGATCCCAAATGGCATGATGTGAACTTTACAACAGATGACGGAACATAATACATGAAAATCCAATTCGCTCTATCCAAGCCTTCCATCATTTCCCATCGCGGAAATCTAGATGGACCCAACAAGGATCGCGAGAATCATCCTGATTATCTTGAAGCCGCCCTCAAGAAAGGTTACGGCATTGAGTTTGATGTATGGTTTGAGAATGGACAGTGGGCGCTGGGTCATGACGAGCCAAAGTATGCCGTGACATTTTCCTATCTTCTGCGTCTCGGAGGTGTTGCTGAAAATGAATACTATGGAGGTCCTAGAGCATGGATGCATCTGAAGAATTTAGAAGCTGTCCAAGAAATGCTTGCAATCGATCACTATGCATCGTGCGGTCCAACCGGCAGATCGATTGACAATGAATTCACGACCAGAAAGCTTGCCAAGCGTATAAATTATTTCTGGCATCAAGAGGATGATCTTACAATCACAAATCATGGATTCATCTGGGTTCATCCCAAGGTGCAGATGATTCCTATGCATTCGGCTTGGGTTGTTCCGGAGTTGAAACAGAAGAACTCCACGACACAGTATGATTATAACAACACCAACTGGACCCGGGCTAGTTTTGTCTGCGTAGACTATCCGGATCGTGTTCAGGAACTTTTTAACAAACTCAGGCAATCAAAGGACTATTTCCCTCAATGAAAAATGTAGCAGTCATCGGCGGCGCCGGACATGTCGGCCTTCCATTCTCTATCGTGTTGGCAAACTCAGGCCATTTCAATGTTGTGGGCATCGATCTTGATTCAGAAAAGTGTCATCGTCTTAATGGCGGAGAAATGATCTATGAGGAAGTTGGAGGTCATAAAGGACTAAACTCGGCTCTCGCAACAGACAGATTGACATTCTCATGCGACGGAAACGATGCATATCTGGAAGATTCGGATGTGATTGCGATCATGATCGGAACGCCCGTTGACTCGGAAAACAATCCTCGCCTAGACGATCTATTTGACTATGTGGATAAGAAGCTGATTCCCGTGCTGACCAAGAGATTCTATGCAGACAAGGAAACCCTTGTTCTTCTGCGCTCGACTGTATCTCCTGGTACCACAGAACGAGTTCGAAATCGCGTCATCTCGGCCCTATTCAATCACAATCATCTTCAATTTCATGCAAAGTCTATTTCCGGTCAGTATGATAAGCTGGTACATATTGTGTTTGCTCCCGAACGCGTTGCACAAGGCTACGGCCTTGTCGAGACCCAGAAGTTTCCGCAGATCATAGGAGCAAACACGCGAGATGCATGGTTTGCAGCCCAAAGTTTCTTCCATAAGTTTACGCTTGAGGAACCAATTCTTCTTGAGACTGTCGAAGCTGAGTTGGCAAAGCTGATCACGAATATGACTCGCTATGTGAATTTCGCTCTCGCAAACGAGTTCTATATGATTGGTACGACATTTTCGGAACGCTTCAAGACATCCGTTAACATGGACAAGATTATCGATGCGTGCAACAAGAACTATCCACGCATGAATCTACCCAAGCCTGGACCGAATGTAGGAGGTCCATGCCTCTTCAAGGACGGACGATTCTTGACGACCGGCGTTCCTTATGCCGATCTGATCAATACATCATTTTTGATCAACGAAGGCTTTCCTGCATTTATCATGGACAAGATTCGCAAACGAATTGAGTCGGATGGTAACTATTTCCATGTGGAGACCATCGGCATTCTAGGCGCAACGTTCAAGAAGGACAATGACGATATTCGGAACTCACTCTCTTTTAAGATGGCAAAGATTTGTCGCGAATCTGGTCCAAACGTTCTGATGCACGATCCATTCTGGAGAGATAATGATCCTCGTAATGTTTCGTTTGACAAGGTACTAGGAACGTCCAATGTCATTATCATCATGACGCCACATACACCTTTTGTTGAAAAGCTGAACAAGAGATTGAGCGATCATATTCCAGCGGGGACAGTTCTACAAAGAACATTGATCGTGGACGTCTGGAAATGCCTGGACCTGTCCAAGAAAACAGATGATGGAATCTTCTACGGAGTTTATAAACAAAATGGCTAAGGTACTAGTATTTGGTTCGGAAGGCTCACTCATGCAGTCAGTCATTCCGAAACTGCTCGCAGCAGGACATGAGGTAATCGGATTCGACAATCTGTTCCGATATGGTGAGCGTCGTGATTCGGCCAAGAAGCTTGATTATCGATACTACAATACAGACCTGTCTGCTCCATATGATGATGATATGCGCGCATTCATTCGTGATGCGGATGTGATCATTCAGGCCGCCGCACGCATCTTCGGTGTTGGAGGATTCAATCAGTTCGAAGCTGACATTCTTTCCTATGATGTGAACATTCAGCACAATCTACTGACGAACATCGTTCAGGAGTTTCAGTTTCAGTCGCGCCCAAAGCCGCATGTTATCTACATCTCGTCGTCCATGGTCTATGAGACATGTCCGTATGTGGAAGGCGGATCGTATGAAGATCAGGTCGAACAGTTCCCTGCTCCCAAGACTGCCTATGGACTCTCCAAGTATGTCGGTGAGCGTATGCTCAAGCACTACAACAAGCAGTATCGCATTCCATATACGATTTGGCGTCCATTCAATATCATTACGCCACATGAACCAGCAGACAAGACCGATATCGGCGTGTCACATGTGTTTGCCGACTTCATTGAGAACATCGTGATTCAGAAGAAGAATCCTTTGCCTATCATTGGAGATGGGGAACAGATTCGCTGCTTCACGTGGATCGAAGATGTGGCTTCCGCAATTGCCGATAATCTGGAGAATCCCAAGACGATCAACGAGACATTCAATCTCGGGAATACCTATCCGTGGTCTATGAAGACACTTGCAAAGGCAATCAAAACGACAGCACATCATTACGGAATAGCGGACGACAAACCATTGGAATTTGTGACAGTCAGGGAGTTTCCGGACGATGTTCGCATTCGCATTCCGAATTGCGGTAAGGCATGGCAAATTCTTGGATGGCAATCCACAAAAGGACCTGCCGGCTCCGTTGAAGAGTGCATCAAATATCTCTTGACAAATCAAGCCTAATCTGATACAATAATCGTTCAACCTGGGAGTATATCATGAAGATTCTTACTACGGCCTACAAGACGCGCGACCTCGACAAGAAGGTCATGAAGATGGCACTTGTGCCGGACTATGACTCCACATACTACTATGTGGACTCGAATGGCCATCGTGCCAGCTACACATCCACGAAGTGGATCATTACCGACGTGCTTGACTGTGAAGTCGAGTTCGAAAAAGCTGCCTAAAATAACAACAACAACAACACAAAAGGAAAATAACACATGATTCCAAGTCCAAAGACCGGTATTCAACTCGTTCGTCTGACGTCAGGTGAAGAACTTATCGGCGATATCGAAGTCAACTCAGTCGGCGACGTCTTCATTGCCAAGCCGGCAATCGTGATCATTCAGCCTCCGCGCAATCAGAACGAACAGATGGGCGTCGCGCTCATCGGCTGGTTGCCATATACAAAAGTGTCCAAAGATGGCGTGAACTTCAAGCGCGAACATGTGATCTTTGTTGTCACGCCAGACGACACGATGATCAAGACGTACAAGGAACGCTTTACGTCCGATTCACTCCTTGTTCCTCAGCCTGAGGTGAAGCGCGCCTCCGGTCTCGTAATTCCGGGAAGTTCGCGAGTAGTATAATCCCTTGACCAGCAAGCCATTCTATATCAATGTCTCTCAGGACTACGGTAAGATTCTGGCAACATACATCGATGGTAATGGTGACAAGCGTAGGGAACGAAGAGATTTCTTTCCTACGCTTTATCTTACGTCCCCATCGGAAGATGTTCCGGATGATGAAGTCTTCCATACGATCAAAGGCGAACGCGTTTATCCAATATCACCAGGTAACATGGCTGATACGCGGAAGTTCGTCGAGGATCATCAGAATATTGAAGGCTTCACAATCTACGGAATGCAACGCCCCGTCTATGAGTACATCGCCGAGAAGTTTCCCGGAAACATCTCGGAAGACTGGGACCTGTCCAAGATCAACATTGCATATCTCGATATTGAGGTGAAGTCGGACGACGGCTTCCCAGAACCTACGGCTGCACGTCATGAGGTGACTGCAATCACGATCATCGACAACGACGGCACGCGTGTCTATGGCTGCAAGGAGTATTCCAAGCCCGTACCTAATGGCAGATATCTTCGCTTCAAGGACGAAGGCGCAATGCTGCTAGGCTTCCTATCCGACTGGCGCAAGAACTTTCCTGATGTAGTCACAGGCTGGAATGTGAAGACATTCGACATGACATACATCATTAATCGTCTCACACGCCTGTATGGCGAAGAGACTGCGAAGTCCATTTCGCCATGGAACAAGATACGCATTCAGACGAAGAAGACGTCCATGTTTGCCGGTCGCGTAGACACATGGATTGAAATCACGGGCGTCGCGATCCTGGACTACATGGACCTGTATCGCAAGTACGGTCCGCCAGGTCAGAAAGAGTCCTACTCCCTGAACTACATCTCCTATCTTGAACTGGGCCAAGAGAAGCTTTCGTATTCCGAATATGGATCGTTGCATGGTTTGTATGAGAAGAACTATGAGAAGTTCATCGATTATAACATCAAGGACACGCAGCTAGTTCAGGCACTCGAAAAGAAGCGCGGCCTGCTCAAGTTGGCGTTTATTCTTGCGTATGATTCCAAGACAAACTACGAAGATGTCTTCTTTCAGACTCGCATGTGGGATTCCCTGATCTACAATCACTTGAAGGATCAGAACATCGTTCCATCCCCGAACACGCGCGACGAGAAGACTTCCGAATACGAGGGCGCCTATGTGAAAGACCCACAAGTTGGAAAGCACGATTGGGTCGTGTCTTTCGACTACACATCCCTGTATCCGTCGCTCATGATGCAGTTTAATATCTCACCAGACACGATTGTCGAACCTCAGGATTATCCAGATGACATCCGCGACTTCCTCTCTATACAAAATGTTGGGCCAGAGTACCTACTCACCGAACCAGACCTCCCAGCCTTTCGAAATCATAAGATGGTTCTCGCCGCAAACGGACATGTATTTCGGACAGACAAGGAAGGTTTCCTTCCTACCATTCTTAGAAAGATGTTTGTCGACCGACAGAAGTACAAAAAACTCTATCTAGCAGCCAAGAAAGAAGTCGAGCAGCTAAAGCATGACGGCAAGGATGCATCCGATGCCGAACAGCGTGTGGCGATGTATGAT